GATGAATTAGAATCATTAGCTGGTGGTTTAATAAATGATTACGAATACGATAAAGATGCAAGAGCCGATTGGCTAAAAACATATACCGATGGTTTAGACTTACTAGGATTTAAATACGAAGACAGATCAAAACCTTTTGCTGGTGCAACAGGTGTTACACACCCGTTACTAGCAGAAACAGTTACACAGTTTCAAGCGCAAGCTTATAAAGAGTTACTCCCTCCCGAAGGTCCTATCCGCACACAAATAGTGGGTGAGATAACACCAGAGATTGAACAACAATCACAACGTGTGAAAGAGTTCATGAACTATCAAATTAGTTATGAGATGGAAGAGTACGATCAAGAGCTTGATCAAATGCTGTTTCATTTACCACTAGCGGGTAGTGCCTTTAAAAAAGTTTACTACGAAAGTGTAAGAGGTAGAGCCGTATCAAAGTTTGTACCAGCAGAAGATGTGGTCATGCCATATGTTTCTACTGATATGGAATCTTGTGAACGCGTGACGCATGTCATCAAAACAATGGGCAATGAATTACGTAAGAAACAAGTAAGCGGTATGTACCGTGATATTGATGTGATGATGTCACAAGTTGATAACAACGATGCACAAGATAAGTACGATGAATTAGATGGGATTTCTGCGCCGCAAAACGCAGAGGACATAGTACTCTTAGAGTTTCATTGCGATTTGGACATACCCGGTTTCGAAGATAAAGACTCGCAAACAGGAGAACCTACTGGTATTAAACTGCCTTATGTTGTTACTGTTGACGAAGGATCGGGAAAAGTTTTGGCCATATACCGAAACTACAGAGAAGACGATCCTCTCCGAAAAAAGATACAATACTTTGTTCACTATAAGTTTTTACCCGGTCTTGGTTTTTATGGCTTTGGCCTTATCCACATGCTCGGGGGTCTCTCAAGAACAGCTACGTCAGCACTCCGTCAACTCATTGATGCAGGTACATTGTCCAATCTCCCTGCGGGCTTTAAAGCTAGAGGGTTGCGTGTTCGAGACGACGATCAACCGCTCCAACCCGGAGAGTTCCGGGATGTAGATGCACCGGGGGGCGCGATCCGCGAATCCTTGATGTTGATACCTTACAAAGAACCAAGTCAAACTCTTTTTGCTTTACTAGGGTTTGTTGTCGATGCAGGCAGAAAGTTTGCTGCTATTGCTGATAACAAAATGGGCGAAGGCTCACAAGCAAATCCTGTAGGCACAACAATGGCAATCATGGAACGCGGCACGAAAGTGATGAACGCTATTCATAAACGATTACATTACGCACAAAAAGTTGAATTTAAATTACTATCACGAGTCTTTGCAGAAAGTTTACCGGCTGAGTATCCTTATGCTGTTCGTGGCGGCAATCGTGTTGTTAAACAACAAGATTTTGATGAACGGGTTGACATACTACCTGTTTCTGATCCGAATATTTTCTCTATGGCTCAGCGCGTTACTTTAGCGCAAACACAAATGCAAATGGCTACATCAAATCCGCAAATGCACAACATGCATGAAGCGTACAGACGTATGTATGAAGCACTTGGTGTGAGAGACATTGACATGTTACTTCCTCCTCCTCAACAACCACAACCAGAAGATCCGGGAATGGAAAATTCTAAAGCATTACAGATGATGAAGCTACAAGCATTTCAAGGACAGAATCATAAGGCGCATATAAATGCACACCAAGCTTTTATGAGTTCGTTTTTGGTGGCAAATAATCCACCAACCATGGGTATTTTGCAATCACACATTTCTGAACATGTTGCGATGATGGCAAGAGAAGAGATAACACAAAAAAATGCACAGGTTATGGAAGAACAAGCAGCACAATTTGGTGGGCAGGTACCACCAGAACTTATGCAACAGTTTCAACAACAAAATGAGAACGAAATTGCAGAGAGAATTGTGGAAATGACAGAAGAATTAGTAGCAGAAGAGCAAGAATACCTTGGTAAAAAAGATTCTGACCCACTTATTGACCTAAAACAGCAAGAATTAATGCTTCGCGCACAAGAAATACAGCAAAATAAAGACATTGCAGAGCAAAAACTTGATTTAGACGCAGAAAAACTTAATTTTGAGGGTCAAAAACTAGCACAAAAGGATGAAATGGACAAAGAAAAGCTACAAAGTCAAGAAGATCAAGCAGATCTTAGGGCAGAAGTAACTTTAGCAGGTCAAAGGGGGCGCAGTGGCAGTTGATAGAGATAGAATATTAAAATTATTAGCTAAAGATCCAAAATATAAGAAAAAATTCGGCACAAAAGTTGGAGACTCTGCACAAATAAGAAAAGCTCTTGGCGGAACTCGAGTATCTGGCTACATGGCAAAGGATGGAGGCTATATTGTTAAAAAAAGGAAAAAAACTGTTAAAAAACGGAAAAAATAATAAACCTAAAGAAATTTTAGATGAAGTGTTTGCTTTTGCGGATCAACATCCACAAGACCCAATGGCGCTAAGTGCATCATTGATGGTTGTAGCTAAGACAATTTATCTAGATATATTGGGACCAGAACAAACCTCAGAAATGTTTTATGCATTTGCACAAGATTTAGAGAATCACAAATATGAAAAGGCGACAATCCACTAATGGCTCTTTGTAGACATTGTGAACATGAATGTCACCATGGTAATGGCGGTAAATGCCATTGTGGTTGCTTAAATTGCGAACATGATGTAAAAGATGCATTACAAAAACTTGAGGAAGTTTTAGATCCAATAAAAGTGGTTGAGTTCGAACCAGATTTTGACTTGACTGAACACTAGGAGGAAACATGAACTTAGTAAAAGACTTATGGGCACATTTAAAAGAATGGTCCGATTGGAAAATGAAGGACTGGATTAAGGCGGGTATCGTAGCAATTATTGTACTCATCATTCTTAGTCAATTAGGAGGAGGAGCTTAGACTTATGGTCTGGCAACTCTTAGCTAAACCTTTACTTGGCGTCGTCGCGGACGGCGTCAAGGGTTTTGTAGAAACCAAAAAGGCAAAAGCAGAATTAAAAGTAACAGAAGTTAAAGCAGCTACTAAGCTGAAACAAGATCAGATCGCTGGCAAAGTGGCTTGGGAACAATCAGCGGTAGATCAAATGAAAGGAAGCTGGAAAGATGAACTAATTTTAATTTGTCTTCTTGCTCCAGCGACACTCGTATTTTTTCCCGGAATGACAGAACACATTGAAAAAGGGTTTATTGCCTTGCAATCTCTTCCGGATTATTATAAGCACCTTTTATACATAGCCTGCTCAGCGAGCTTCGGCATTAAGGGCGCGAAAGGAGCTGTAGGTTTATTTAAGAAGAAATAACTTATGGACGCAATATATTTAGCTGAGAAGCTATATAGAGTAATTAGGACTAGACAAACCCAACTAACTGAGATAATTATCAACAATCAAGTAAAAGATTGGAATGATTATCAGAATCATTTAGGTCAACTTGATACTTTAAACTACATAGAACAGGAACTCTCGGACCTGCTAAAGAAACAGGAGCAAAATGACTAACTTAATTTTACCAACACACGTTGCAAAAGCGCGTGCTAAACAAGTAAAAAAAGAAGCAAAGAAAAAAGAAGAATCTAAATTACCAGAACCAACAGGTTGGAGACTTTTAATTTTACCTCATAAAGGAAAAGGTAAAACAAAAGGTGGTGTTTATCTATCTGATAAAACAGTAGAAGAAACACAGATTGCAAGTAATGTTGGTCTTGTACTAAAAGTTGGACCAGATGCATATAACGATGAGAGTCGTTTCCCCAACGGCCCATGGTGCAAGAAAAACGATTGGGTAATATTTGCTAAATACGCCGGTTCACGTCTCAATATTGAAGGTGGAGAACTACGCTTACTAAATGATGATGAAATTCTTGGAGTTGTAGAAGACCCCGAAAGTATCTTATCGCCAGTAACACATTAACATGGAGAGGAACCCATGCCCGAAGCACAAGAAGCATTAAAAGAAGATAACATTATGGTTGATCTAGATACGTCTGGAAA